CTCGACGAGCGCCGCCAGCTTCCGCGCGTCGAGCAGCGCCCGGCCGAACTCCGGGTTGCTCGGCGGGATCGGCGCGCCGTCCTCGACGAAGCTGAACGTCAGCCCGCCGAGCGCCTGCGCGCCCGAGGCCTGCGACGGGTTGTCGACGTACGGCACGCCCATGCGCGTCGCGCCCATCGGCAGCACCATCGCCCGCGGGCGCACCACCGCTGGCGTGACGTAGGCCATCACCTCGGACCTGAGCGTCTCCGGCACGAGGAACCCGCCCTCGGAGGGGACGCGCTCTGTCCAGGCGTTGCGGATGAACTGCCGCGCCGAGTCGTCCGCGCCGAAGACGGCCGCGAGGTAGGACGGCCACGACCGGGCCCACGGCTCGCTGTCGAGCCGCGCGCCCGGCGCGTCCGGCCGATAAGTCGGCAAGTCGCGGAAGCTGGTCATCCTGCCGCCTCTCGCCGCTCGATCGGAACCACGTTCGGGAACAGGTCGGGTTGCACGGGACGCGCCGCCTTCCGGGCTGCGACTGCGGCGCTGGCCGCCCTCAGCCTGGCTGCGGCACGCTCCATCCGGTCGGGATCGTCACCGAAGGCACCGATGCCGTTGTTGCAGAGCATGCACGCGAAGCCGCGCACGCAGTCTCCGCACGAGCTGGCACCCCGGCAGCAGCTATGGTCATGGTCGATATGCATGCCGCGCTTGGCCTCAAGGTCAAGCGGCTCGCTGCAGAGGTAGCAGCACCCTTTCTGCTCCTCGAATATCTGCATGAACCGCTCAGGCGTAAGCCCGTACGTGCGCATGCGGCGCATCGGATGGCGCCGCTTGTCGCGCTCCTGCTGCTTCGCCTGGGCTTCTGGAGTCGCCTGGTGCCGTTGCCAGTTCTCGCGGTTGCGCTCAGGGTTCTCCGTGCGCCAGCGTTGCTGGTTCTCGGTCTGGCGCGCGCGCGTTTGCTCGGGTGTCATCTTCTGCCGGTTGTGAAGATGACACCCGCAACCTGGCGGGCACGGGCGATTACCTGGCATTGGTCAGCTGCTTCCCAGTGCCGTGATCGCCGAGGACGACAGGCCGCCGGCGATCTGCATGAGCGCGGCGAGTGCGGCATCGGCTTCAGCTTCAGTGCCGAATTGCGCGATCGTGTCTGCGCCTGTCCCGTTACCGACATCCCAGTTGACGCCGTTTACGAAGACGTCAATCTTCGAGTAGCCGGTCAGCTGCCGGTAACTGCCGTCAAGAACCTGAATCCACATTTGGCCTCCGCCTCAGCTCTGGCTGGTGGTGTCGATTTTCACGAGAGGGCTCAATGTGTTGACGGAGCCGTTGGCCGGGGTCAGCGGGGACCGCAGCCAGAAGCGGCCGTCCTCGCGCAGCGTGATCCGGTAGGCCACCACGTCGTTCTGGAACTTGTACTCGGACGACGTGGCCACCTGCATCGCCTGCCGGTCGCCTACCAGGTAGTAGGTCGGGTCGATGAGGGTAAGCGCCCCCGGCACCGACCCGGAGCCGATGGCCGGCATCTTCTCCGTCACGAACAGCGGCCGGCCGAGCAGCTTGTACTGCACGCCGTCGCCGTCGCCCCCGCCGGGCGTGTCGGTCATCTGCATCGCCGTGAGCCAGCCGGGCGGCGCGATGGCGTTGGTGCCGGAGCCGTCCTCGCTCAGTGCGAGCTGCAGCAGCTCGAGGAGCACGTCCTGCGAGCACAGCCAGATCGCCCGCTTCAGCGACGGCGGCCACAGCCGCGCGTACGCCTTCGCGATGTCGATGAACCGTACGTGGTACTGCGTGTTGACCGGCACCCGGATCGCGCCGGGCGCGTTGATGATGCCCTCCGGCTCGTCAACCCCGTCGCCGGTCATGTAGGCGAGGTCGCGGAAGAAGCCGATCGCCTGCGGGAAGAACGTGCGGAACCACACGTCGAGCGATGTCACGGAGTCCTGGAGGAGCTCCGAGGGGATCTCCGTGTAGGCCGTGAGCTTGTTCGCGGTCAGCTTGACCCGGCTGAACTTCGGGGCCGTCGCGTTGAGCGCCGCGCCCTCAGCCGTCCAGCCCGCCGCCACCCCGCCGAACACGCTCGAGGTGTGCGAGGTGTCGTCCACCGACGGGAACGGCACCGTGAGGGAGTCCATCGGGACCACGGTCGCGAAGCGGCGCATGATCTCGTCCTCAAGCGACAGGGCGAAGATCTCGGACCTGAGCGTCTCCGGCACGAGGAACCCGCCCTCGGAGGGGATCCTCTCCGCCATGGTCGCGTTACGGATCTCCAGCGCCTTCGCCAGGCCGCCCTTGAAGCCGCGGATCCGGTCAATCGCCTCCGTGTCGGCCGCCTGGTCCGCGAGCGCCTCGCCCTTCAGGGTGGCCCACAGGAACCGCTGCAGCGAAGAGGCGTAAGGCGACTCGTCGATGTCCTTCGCCGCGCCGACCGCCTTCTCGGCGAACAGGCCCTGGCGGTCGAAGAACTCCGCGGCGTTGGTGAACCGGGACAGGGATGCCGCCCGCGCCCGGCGCTCGCCGCGCCCCTTCGCCGCGGCCATGCCCGGCTTCCAGCCCTCCGGCGCCCGGGCGCCGTTCCTGGCCTCCTGGTCCCGCATGAAGTCCTGGAGGTCGACCTGCCGCTTCTCCTCGTACTCGCGGATCGCCGCGGTGTTCTTCGCCTTCCAGGCACCCTGGTACTTCTGGGTGAACTCAGCCAGCAGCTCGGGGCTGCCGGAGACCTCGCTCATCCGGCCGTCGTCGTTCAGCAGCTCCTCGAGCTCCTCGGAGCTCTCGGGGATCTTTACCTGACCCTTCACGCTGTCGCTCCCTTCAGAGCTGCTCGGTACCGCTCCAGGGCGTGCGCCGCGGAGATGTCGCTGTGCGCGTGGTCGCCCGCGCCCTTGTCCTCGTCGCCCTGGCCCGCGTCCTTGAGGTGGGCGCGCAGGTGCGCCTCCACCCCGGCGCGATCCGCCTCGGGGATGTCCGCGCCGGACAAGCGGCCGAGGCCGTTGTTGCAGGCGCGGACGTTCGCCGCGCCGCCCTTGCGCTCGTGGTGCGGGAACTTGTAGTTGCCCTTGACGTCGTCGGCGTCGTCGTCGCCCTCACGGTGCGGCACCGACGCCGCCTCGTCCGACTGCCAGGCGAAGCAGTACTCGAGCACCGTGTCGTCGTTCGGCATCGCCTTGACCGCGGCCGGGCCGTCCCACGCGGTGTCCTCGGTCGCCGTGTGGTGCACCGGGAGCGCTTTGTCGGCCAGCGGCATCGACTCCAGGCCGAGTACCCGGCCGCCGCGGTCCCTGGCGAGCTGCGGCGCGCGGTCTTCCGTCTCGTCGCCCTTGTCCGGGTCGTACAGGCCGGTGCCCTTGCAGCCGGGGCACTGCATCGTCTTCTGGCCGGTCGACGGGTGCGGCACCGTGCCGCGGCCCTCGCAGGTGCGGCACACCGGCGTCTCGTCGCCCGCCGCCGCCCCCGGGCGGAACCCTGCGTGGTCTTCGGCGCCCTCAGCGGGCGCCTTCCCTGTGCCCTGGCAGTCCGGGCACTTCACGTGGCCGCCGCGGACCTTGCCTGTCCCCTCGCAGGTCGGGCAGTCCCTGCCGTCCTCTTCGTCGGCGCCGTCCGCGGCACGCAGCCACGCGGGCGCCTTCGCGAACAGCGACAGGTCGAAGCGCGCCGTCGCGTCCGCCGGCGCCGGCCGCTCCGCCAGCTGGTCGGCCAGGCCGGCGTCGACCGCCTGGGCGGCGTTGTACCAGCTCTCCGTCTTCATCGCGTCACGCCAGGCCGAGGCCGTCTTCCCGGCGTGCGCCGCGTAGATGTCGGCCAGGTTCCCGCTCACCTGGTCGAGCAGGTCCGCCAGCTCCCGCATGTCTGCCGCGTTGCCGATGCACAGGCCGCTGGCGTCGTGGATCATCATCATCGACCCGGGCGAGACGACCCGCTTCTTGCCCGCCTGCGCGATAAACGACGCCGCCGACGCGGCCAGGCCGTCGACGACCGTGGTCACCGGCCCGGGCCGCTGCGCGATCGCGTTGTAGATCGCGATCCCGTCGAAGACATCCCCGCCAGGGCTGTTGATGTGGACTTCCAGCGCCTTAGCGGACGGGATCGCCGCCAGCGCCGCCGTGAACCCGGTCGCGGTCACCCCGTCGCTGAACCAGGAGCCGCCGATCTCGTCGAAGACGTCGACGCGCGCCGGCCCGTCGTCGCCGGAGTTGGCGATCCGGTACCAGGGGCGCACCTCCGCCGCCGGCCGCCCGGCTAGCGCCTTCAGCCGCCTGATCTGCTCCGCCCGGTTCATGGCGCGCTCCCCGCTGCGTTCCAGGCCGCCATCCGGCGGCGCAAGTCGTCGTCAAGTGCCGCCGCCTGGCCCCATGCGGGCGAGTCCCACCCGGCGTCTGCCCGCAGCGCGGTCTCTGCTGCAGCAGGCCCGGCGGCCGCGGCATTAGGCGCACCTGGCGCGGCCGGGTTGCCCGGCGTCCACCGCGGCGGCAGCGCCGGGTCCGTCGACACCCGCAGCGCCACCTTCATGTCCGGCAGCCCGATCGTCGCCAGCACGTCGTGCGCGTCGTAGCCCGCCGTCACCAGCGCCAGCGCCGCATTGGCCTTGGTGGTCAGTTCCAGCGCGTCCTGCTCGCGGTTCTCGGGCCGCGGGTAGACGTAGTCGAGCTCCACGCCCTCGGCCGTCGCCCCGAACAGCGGCAGGAACTGCGTGTTGAGGACGTTCCGCCACCGCTGCAGGCGCGGCTCGACCTTCCAGGAGGCGAAAACCTCCTGCCCCGTTTGCGCATTGGCGCGGTTGACGTCGTCGCTCACCCCGGTCATGACCTTCGCCATGCCGAGCGCTTCCCGGATGATGTCGCGCATCACCGAGCGCAGGTTTGCGAAGTCCATGTCCCTGACGGAGCCGTGCTGGTTCGGAACCCAGGTCACCCCGGCCTC